TTGCAGAGTTGTTAACACTCCACCATAATTTATTAATGTTGATAAAAGTACAAGCTGTGCCATCATTTCTTGCATTTAAACCAGATGCGTCAACATTAAATGTTTCAGCTGTGGTAGAAGCTATTTTAGCAGTAAATGAAAATATTGCTTTCTTGTCTCCGTCAAATAATTTTTTTACATATTGTGCCATTTAATTCCCCTTGTAAAAGGGTGGGGCCATTACTCCCCACCCACGGTTATATTGTTTAGCTATAGCTTACGTTTCTATCTTGCGCAGCCATAATGTAGTCAATTGTAGTGATCTTCTGTCCAGTAGCATCACCTGAAACACTCATAGCCATCACTTTCATGTTAGCTGTTGGAATGTTTGTAGTAGATTGACCAACTTTGTTTCTGTTAATGTAAAACTCAACTTTGTCTAAGTTTGTTCCTTTTGTAGCAACAAGTCCTAAAGTTACATAAGTGTCATTTTCCATTGTTGATTTTGTAGTATCAGCGAACTCTACTAAAGTTTGAGTATCGCCAGATTCAGTAGTTCCTTTTACAATAGCACTACCATCAACTTTTACAAATCCAATAACATTACTAGATAATAATGCAGCTTCTGGATTTGTAGCAAAAGTTTCTGTGAAACCAACTAAAAAATCAGTTTGTGTAGCATCAGAAATTTTTACTCTAGTTTCAAAATATAATTTTTTACCAGCTGATGTAGGTAATGCAAAAGATTCTTGTTTTGCTTGTATTGATGCACCATCGTTATCAGTAGTGTTTGCTGAAGTTAAGTTTACTTCACCAGCTAGAGAATCTGCAACAACTGCTGCGCTTGCTGATGAATCTTTTACGATAGTCCAATTGTGTGTTGCGTCTAAAGCACCCTGATTAAAATCATCAAAATATGTGAATTGATCAGGCCACATAGACATCTTTAAATTTTCAAATGCAGATGCATTTGAGAATAGTACTGGGCCTTTAAAATGTGTAGCCATGTTATACTCCTTTGCCTGTATAGGGCTTTCGTTACCTCGTCACTATACTGTACTGCCTAGCCAGCCTCGGTAACTATTTACTAGGTAGAGTGGGCGAACTAATTTCGCCCACTCTTAAAGATTTACGCTCCTGGTGAAGCGAAGATACCTCTCCAGTCAGAGAATCCAAATGAATATCTCTCTCTAGCTTTGTATCTAACGTTACCAGTATCGAAGTCGCCTTCCATTGCAGTTCTGATTGGTGCTCTAACAAAGTGTTTTAAGCCGTTTGGTGAATCAGTTTTAATGAAGAACGCATCAGTATCAGTTAGGAAGTTGTTTACCACATAACCTTGTGGGACCATTCCCATGTTTCTGACTGCGTTGATATCATTATCAGCTGTACCAACTCTTCCAGCAGATTTCATTAGTCTTTCTGCAACGAACTGAAGTTGAACTGGGATGATCATTTTCACTCCTTGTAGAGCGATTTTTAGACCTCTTTCGTCCTTCATATCAGCAATATCAATTAACATCTGCTCAAGCGAAGTTTCGTTTAAGTCAGCTGCAGTAGATAGCTCGTTCTTTTGGTCTCCACTTAGCGTTGGGTGGTCAGTAGCACAAAGCTCCTTACCATCACCACCAGCAAAACTAGCATTGAACGCATTGTTCAATATGTTTGCTGCTTTAATTTGCTTAGTGTTAGCCATAGATCTTGCTAACGCTTTTGTATATCTAGTGCTGATTTTGTCATAGAGGTTATCCTCTACAGCTTCTTCAGTTAGTGAGAAAGCTAAAGCAACAGTCTCGTGAGTGTACCTTGCAGTGAAAGTTTCTTGAGCGTCTTCATAGGTTACCCCTTGACCCTCAGGCTTTACAGCTGCATTGGCAAACCCACCAAGCATTACTTCTTCTTCAAAAGCACGATCAGAATTCTCTGTATCAAAGATTTCTGTGTGCTGGTTTTCGTATCGGTCATACTCTAACCCAAACAATGCGTTTAAGCCTGGTTCGAGTTCTTTGACCAATTGCATTCTTGAAATTACCATTGTTCAATATCTCCTAGGTTTATACGCCTGCCCCGTTATTATAGTAAAGATGCTCGTTAAACTTAACAATAAAGTTAGCGTTTGCAGAAGCAATATCACTATTATCCGGGTCTTCAGAAATTCGGATTATTCTAAGTTGCGCAGTTCCGCCAGCAGCAGAACCAAGCGTGTTTCTAGATTGTCCGTCAACAGTAGAACCTGTGCCAGCTACGTGATCAGCGTTATCGCCGATAGCAGTTTGGCCTAAAGTTCCATTGTCTTGAATTTCGAAAAGCATGTTTGGATCATCATAGACAAATGCCTCAATATCACCGCTGGATGGTGTAATACTACCAGGGTAATAATTTGAGAACGTTGGCTTTTTAGTAGTAGGATCATTATAGAAACAGCCGTTGAAAACACCAACGTTAGCAACATCAGTAACAGAACTTAATTGTATTGTTCCTGCAGCAACTAACTTTACGATATCGCCTTTAAAAATTGCAGTGCCGTAGCCATCAGCAATTTTGTACTTTGACGTACCTTGTGTCATCGGAGCGCTTCCTAATCTACCCACTGGTCTCATGCCGAATGGCGCATTATTATTAGCCATGATTATCTCCTTACATAAATTGTTATAACACACTCACCCCGAGTGTGTTAAATTTTGTAACTCTGTGGGAGAAACTAAGTGTTTCTTTTGCCACCAAATGTTACGCGAGAACTTCTCTCTTTCGAGATAGGCATGCTAGGATGTTGGTCCTTCATTGGATCATTTGCAACAGCTTCGTCTTTGTCTTGAGTTAATTGCTCAAAATAAGCTTTACGTTGTGCAACAATCTCGTTAGGGATCCTTGCTAGCATTAAACCTCCAACAGCTATAACACCTTCGTATCTACCTGAATCAATTGATGGCCATTCCATTTCCGGATATTCATCTGCTCTCACAAATTCCCATCCTTCTCGTAGTTTAGCGGACACATTTTTTTGGTCCATCTGTCCTACTGCTTCGGCCCTTATCCAACGGTGTTTAAATCCGTTAGGTGCAGGTGGTGCATCTAGTTGTGACGGTGGAGTCCATACTTTAGGACGTTCTCTCTTAGCCCTAGTTTCTGACTCGCGTGACGGTAGTTTTGTATTTTTAGTTTTTTCCATATGCCTACTCCTTCACGTATTTCGCATATTCGCTTAGTGGCACACCTAGTTTTTTTGCTATGGCGACCTGTGATGGTGTGAGTCTCACAGTACCTTTGCGCGCAATCGGTTGGTTTCCTCTATTTACAGAGGCTACCGTTTGAGTTGGCGAAACTTGTTTATCAAACTTATGAGGGAAAGTGTCCCGCATTCTTTTGTCAATCTCACTATAATATGAATCTGACTGCGGGTCAAATCCTTCTTCCATTAGTTTACGATGAATTGAGAAAGAAGTCAAGGTCATAGGTTCGTCTTTACCAAACCATTCGTTCTTTTCAGCCCAATCCTCTGCCTTTGGATCTGGCGGAGCAGCAGGTTGAGGTGTTCTAGGTTGTTGGTATTGTTGAGCTGTATTTGGTTGAGCAACAGGCGTTTCTGCCTTTTCTCTTTTAGCTTCAGTTGCTTTTACTCTTTCATTTTCTACAGCTAATCTTGCTAAATCTTGTTGTGCTTCTACTTGAGCGTTAACATCTCCAGCATCCATTGCTTCTTTCAATCTTTTTTTAGCATCTTCTGTTTCAGCTTTTACACGGTTTCCGTATTCTAAAACATATCCTCTATCAAGATTTCCAACTCTACTTTGTAAAGTTTTAGCTTGCTCTTGTACTCCTTGAGCATATTGGACAGCTGCTTGTTCACGTCTTTCAGCTTCTCTTAATTTTTTTGTTAATTTATCAATCCTGGATTGTACCTTTTTACCATAGTCATCCATTTCTTCTGTAGATGCAGTATCTTTATTTTCTTCTACAACTACTTCTGTTTGCTCTGGTTCAGGATTAATAGTTTTTTCTTTTTTCGTAGGAAGTTCTACATCAACCGATGGTCCATCAGACGGTAAATCAACCATCTTTGCTTCGGCTTCAGATTGAGCTTCTACTTTAGTTTGCGCTTCTGCAGGCATACTTTACTCCTGTTTATTTGTATTGCAAGATATCCTCTGGGTCTTTTACCACAGCAATTATCTCGTCTTCGTTAAGTATCCTCACTTCTCCACCTTCTATTCCAAATCTAGACCCGGCATAACGACCAAATATAATCCAATCATTTACTTTACACCAAGGCCCATTTGGAAATCTTTCTTTGTCTTTATAACAATCTGGTCCTAATTTAAGAACCAAACCTGTGACTGTTGTATAGCCACGTTCTTGCATTGTTTCATCTGTTAATATTACACCACCTTTTGTTTTACCTTGTCCTTTGTATGGTAAAACTAACATACGCCAACCTGTAGGATCAGGTAATCTTTCTAATACTTTTTCTGTGGGTAAATGTTGTATATCTTTTGTAGCATCTTCTTGTATTTTTTTAAGAAATCTATTTTCTTTTTCTTCTGCTACTTTGTTGTTTTCGTCAGCTTCTACTGACAAATCTTTTTCTTCTAATGCAAATACTCGTTTAGGTAATTCGCTCTCCGTCATTGTTTTCCTCATCTTTCTGCAGGTCTTGTATTTCCTGTTCTATTATTGCATAGGCTTTATATTCACCTACGGTTTTGTTATACTCATCCCAACTAGGTAATCCAGCTGCGATAACTTCTTTCAAATCTTCTTTGCGCTCTCTAATCTTTCTAAGGATTAGATAAATCGCGGTCTCATCTTGCATTAATCCTTTTTCTTTTTCTTAGTCTTTTTAGCTGTTTTAGCAGATTGTTTTAAAGCTTTATCAGTAACAGTTCCTTTACCTTTTCTGCTTGTACCTGCTTTTTTTCTTTTGTTCATATAATAATACAAACCTTTTTTAACAGTTCTACCATCTTTTGTTACGTGTGTATCTTTTTTATCAGCCATTATTTTGCTTTGCCTCCTCTTCTATACATTCTTCCAGCCATAGGTTTTTTCATCATAGACCCACCGCCCATTTTTTTAACTCGACCACCAGCTTTTTTTGCTACTCGGCCTCCTTTTTTCATATTTTTTTTATTACCCATCATTTTAAAATCTACTTCACTAATTTTGCCATCTTTATTTTTGTCGATTTTACTTTGATTTCCAACAAGTTTTTTTGCCATGGTTATTTCCCCTTTTTAAAAAAATTCATTGCTACAGGTCCAGCCTTAACGCCAAAAGAAACTGAGCAAGCTAAATACAATAAATGTTTATAGTAATCCGGTAAAGAATGCAAGGCTTCAAAGCCTGCTTTTATGTGTGGTGTCCAACTAGGCACGAAGACTGCTACGGCTGGCGCCAGTAGGCAAATTAAAATTAGTTCGTCTTTCCACGATCCTTTCATTTGATCCACAGCTGCTGCTTCCCACTTTATTTTACCTGCTGCTATATCTTCTTGTTTTTTCTTTTCTGCCTTAATTTTTGCAATCTTAACTTCGCCATTTAATTTTTTTGTTTCTACGAAGCCTTTGATTCCATCAACGGCAACACCTAATAAAGGTTTAGCTAGTAATTGCCACATTATACATCTACTCCTTCGATCACGCCTTCAGCAAATGGTGTTACTAAAGCAGCACCTGGGTTTGCTACGCGATCTGTTAATTCCTCTCCGTATATCATTTCTCTGTCCATAAATCCAGTAGGATCTAACTCTGACAATGCTTTTTGTTGCCAGAATTTAGGATCTTTTATACCTAATGTTTCTATGCCTATTGGCTCTCCTAAAAAAGAATCATAGTTAAAACTGCCATACCAATTTTCATCCATAGATCTCCAATAATCTTTTGCTGCATCATTTAAAAAACTAGATATTCCAGCTGCAGTATAATCTTCACCTGGTCTAGTACCACCAGGATCAAAAGCTGCATTCCAAACATCATTTACCATAACGTGTCCTAAACCTGACATAATCATGTTACCGTTTGAATCTAATAATGGATTACCAAATTGATCTTGTGGAAATAATCCACCTATGCCTCCTACAGTTTGCAATAAATTTAATTTTTGAAAATCAGAAACAGGAACGTCACCAGTAAAACTATCTACATTGTATAAATCTGTGTTTAAAGTTGGATCATTGGCAGCGTTAAATAAAGGATTGTCAAATACGTCTTTTTGTAATTCATATCTCTCGTCACCACCATATCCTGTATCGTAAATTAAATTACCAAATTCATCTGTTAATAAACCTTTATCTGCTATGTTTGTTAAAGCATAATTTTTTAATCTACTTATGTATGCATCTTTTGCTTCTTGTGCAGCTTTTTGTTGTGCAGCTTGTTTTTTATCTTCAAAATTAAAAAAATCAGTTGCTTGATTATTTGTTTGATTATTTGTTTGATTATTATTACCACCTGTTTCAGGAGGAGGTTCTGTTATACCACTACCAGCAAATCCACCAGTGGTTCCCGTTGTTGATCCGACGTTAACGTTAAATGGATCAGTCTGTTGGTTGTATATGTCAGTATGTGGATTTACCACTTTTAATCCTGAAATCGTCTTAAGTAATCAAGGTAATAAGGTCTGCCTTTTTCAAAAAATGGTGTGTTAGGACTTAAATAAGGATCATACATAGCAACATTTCTAAAATTTAATTGAGGATTCATTGGATCTCTTCTTGCTTTACCTTCAAAATATTCATCACCACCTACAAATTGATTTGGCTCATCCATAAAAGTAAACTCTTTCATAGCGTTACCAATTGGTGACCCACCTTCTTCTTCACTTTGTGCTTTTTGTGCTTCTGCTAAAAATGCTTTGCCTATTGATGAAGATCCTAATCCTGACATAAAATTATCCATGTTAAATCTTGGACTACCTTCGTCAAACATAGGTTGTTTGTAAGAATCAAAACCTTCTTTACCTATTGTATCATATCCTAATTGTCCTAATCCATAATTAATTCTACTGCTTATTTGTGCGTTTCGCATAGCAGTGTTAGCTGTGT